TAGGGATGAGTTGCTTGAGGATGTAGATGTGTTGCGTAAGGATGCAGACGCAAGAGATGATGTGTTAAGTTCAACAGATGATATACTGAACAGAATGGAGAAAATTTATGGCATGGCAAAATAGCTCATATGATATGGGTTACAGTGAGTACGGTGATTACAAAAAGATTAATGACCATTATAATACTGAGATAAATCTAGTAAGGATGGGTCATGATTTTAATCTAGTAAAAAGTAATCACGGCGATCTACTTTTCCAGATGGAGACTCAGACATGGGAGAACGAGGAGAGTGTTACTGTCGCAGACACTGTAATTACATATAAGAAAGATGGCGATATTTACTTAGACGTTCCAACTAAGGAGCGCTTCGGTATGTATCGGCATCAGCAGGCAAGAAGCATGGAAAGAATGTTATCATATTTACCGGAGTCAGTAGGTATATATGAAACAAATTCTAATAATAAAATGTACCTGATGTATGATCCAGGTAGTAATGTTAGGCGACACAACTATAGCCCTAGGACTGTATGGGATATAACTAAGACACGTAATATAAAGTTGAGACCATGCGGTAAGGTAGAAGGCGGGAGAAAGATAGAGAGAGGCGTGAAAAAATTCGCTGAAAACAAATCCTTACAAGAACAACTTGAAGGAAAACATTACAAGGAAATGACAAAGGCTAGGCTTAAGTCTGACCTGGAACTAGACTACGTTACACAGTACGCCACATTCAGAGGCCAAACTACAGATACCAAGCACTATGCTATTGAGATGTACAAGCCATCTTGCTATGGTCTCAAAGGTCCTAATGATGGGTTGATCAGAAGGTTGTATGTTGGTAGGTTCATGGAGGATCATTCAGATGCAGCGGCATGTAAGAAGTTAGCACTAAGTATAGCTAAAGACTTGCCTGATAGTTGTCTTTCTACACAGTTTGCGAGAATGAGAAGTGAAGCAACGCCAGGCTAAGCCAAGGTATAATTATCCTATACTTAAGAAAGGTGGGAAGCATCTTAAATCTAGGAAACGTGAGAGAAGGGAAGCTAAAAAGGAGATAAGATACGATGAGACAAGCGGAGATGTTTAAGTCAGAGTTATACATGACACCGGAAGATCATGACATAGCAATAGAAGTAATGGACTGGTCAAGCTTTTACATTGATGATAGTAATGAGTGTGTTATAATGAGAGACTGTGTTAGGTTATCTAATAGAGGGTTTATTCCAGAAGAAATAAATATTATATTAGATAAGACAGATAATAGACCCTTCAGTATGGTATAATATATAGGAGAGAATTATGTTAGACCTTGATTGGCGAGAAGATGGGACAGATAAGGGGTTGGATTTACACTGGTGCGGAGAAGGTTATCTCTTTAAGGAAGATGAGTTTCAAGATGAGGTTATATTGCATTTAGATTGGGATGAGGTTGATGCTTTGATATCTTTAGCCCTTGCATATAGAGAACTTAAAAGCACTAAGGCTAGATTAGGACTTCCACTTTTAAGGGAAGGTGGCGGAGGTGGTGGTGGTAACGAAGGTAACGAAGAATTAGATTCTAACTATGGAGGAACTAAATGAAAACATTTGAGGACTTTGGTATTAAACTAGGCAGAGCAACGTCTGGCCAAACCCATACCCAATGTCCTAGTTGTTCTTCTCAGAGAAAAAAGAAGAAAGCTGCATGCCTGTCTGTTAATATAGACGAGGGGATTTGGTTGTGTCATCATTGCGGATGGGCTGGCACCCTGGCTAATGGTAAGGATAATGTTGGGCCATCAGCGCTTCACTGGCGTAAGCCTAAGTACGTTAAGCCTGATCCATTGCCCACAACTAACTTGAAATCCACTATAGTTAAGTGGTTTAAGGATAGGGGTATAAGTGAAACTACATTAGTTGAAACTGATGTAAGCGAGAAGAAAGTGTACATGCCACAGTTAGAAGATTTTACTATGGCTATTGCTTTTCCTTACTATAAGAATGGGGAGTTAATTAATGTTAAGTATCGGGATCATAAGAAAAACTTTCGACTAGAGGCTGGTGCACAGCGATGCTTCTATGGTATAGATGATATAGAAGGTGAGAATATTAATGTTGTTATAGTAGAGGGGGAGATAGATAAGTTATCTTTATGGGAGGCTGGTATTAGAACCTGTCTTAGTGTGCCAGACGGTGCTCCTCCTGTTAACAGCACAGACTACTCATCTAAATTTGATTACTTGAATGACCCTTGGCTACACTCAGAAAAATTTAAGAGTGTAGATAAATTTATTATAGCCGTTGATAATGACGAGCCTGGAAATAAACTGGAGGAAGAATTATCTAGGAGATTGGGTAAGGACAGATGCCACAAAGTTGTGTGGCCTGAAGGATGCAAGGACTCTAATGATGTTTTAGTAAAGTATGGAAAAACAGTTTTGTCTGAGTGTATTGAACACGCCAAGCCTTACCCCATAGCGGGTACTTATAATGCTGACAACCTCACAGAATCAATAGATAGGTTATATGATGGTGGTGTAGAGCGAGGCGTAAGTACAGGATGGACAACGATTGATCCATATTATTTAGTTAGGCCTGGGGCTTTCACTGTTGTTACTGGTATTCCTAGCAGTGGTAAATCAAACTGGATGGATGCGGTAATGGTAAACATAGCTAAAAAACATGGCTGGAACTTTGCTATATTCTCACCAGAGAACCAGCCATTAGAAGATCACATGGCTCGAGTGCTAGAAAAATATATAGGGCAACCGTTTACTGATGGGCCAACACCACGAATGAGTAAGGAAGATTTAGCTAGGGGAAAGAGCTGGCTTACTAAACATTTTACTTGGATACTTCCTAGTGATGATAAAGAGTGGTCTATTAATGTAATTTTAGAGGCAGCGAAGAGGCTCGTCTTAACTAAGGGTATACGTGGTTTAGTTATTGATCCTTGGAATGAGTTGGAACACACAAGAGAAGGAAATCAAACAGAAACAGAGTATATTTCTATAGCATTAAAGAGAATAAGACAGTTCGGCAGAAGGTATGGTATACACATATGGGTTGTTGCTCACCCCGCTAAGTTATATAGGGACAAGAATGGAAAGTATCCCATCCCTACTCTGTATGATATTAGTGGGTCAGCAAGATGGAGAGATAAATCGGATAATGGGATAGTAATCTGGCGTGATCTTCAGAAGGAAGAAGGGTGTTCTATCGAAGTTCACGTAGAGAAGATTAGGTTTAGACAAGATGGTAAGCGTGGGACAGGCGAGCTAACATACAACTGGAGAATGGGAACTTATCACCTGCCACTTAATGCTACAAAGGAAATACCTCCTCAATTTTACAGTGGATAAGACATGGAAAAAATTTGAGCGGTGGGTTGGTACTTTTTTAAGTGAGCTGGGGGATCGAGCGCTTAGAGTTCCAGTAACAGGAAGAACAAGAGGAGATTCGCCAGACGTAACAAGTGATTATCTTTCTATTGAATGTAAGTATAGAAAGCAAATACCTCTATGGATTAAGGATGCAATGGACCAGGCTGTCGCTTCATCAAGAGAAGGGAAGACTGCAGTTGTGTTCTTAAAGGAAAAGGGTTCTTCATTTGAAGATACATTAATAATATTTAGAGCAAAGGATTTTATGGATAAACTTAAAGATGAATAGACAAATGTTTAATTTAGTTAGGGCTATAAAGGCAGAAGAACCTCCTTGTACTAAGTGCAACTGGTTCAAAAGGTGCTCCCTTAATAGGGTAGCATGTGTAATGTTTAAAAACTATGTTGAGTTAGGAGACTCTATAGGAGATAACAAACCAACAACAGAAATATACAAGGGGTTATTTAAAGATGTCGGGTTTAGAATCTCTGAAATCTCTTACAGTTAAATCTCCTAGCATTTGGGGGCCTGCTAATAGAGTTCCTTGGACTGACGTGTGTATGATATTATCTACAGTTAGCAACGAGGCCTCAAGATATGGAAGGCTAAAGTATTCTATGGAGCATTGGCAAAAGCCACATATTTTTAGGAGCCTTTTAAAGGCAGCATCAAAGGTCGAATGGAATAAAGTTATAAGTAATAAAGACTTATATAACATAATTTCTTTAGCCCTAGAAGAATCTTTAAGCCCTGCTATATGCCCTAAATGCAATGGAAGAAAGCAAGTGATAGTTCAGAGTAGTATATATAAATGTGATGTTTGTTTAGGTGTAGGTACTAGATCACTTAGTGACAGCGTAAGAGCAAGATATATATTTAAAGATATAGATAGTACTCATGCATATAGACATAGGTATATTAAATATATTAAGTATAATTATTTTAATACTCTTGTAGCTACTACACAAGAATGGGAGATGGAATTACATAAAGCCTTTAAGAGAATAAGATGAAATCAAAAAAATATTTGAAGTGGGTTGCAGACCAGCCATGTATTTATTGCGGCAAGGATTCTCAAGCCCATCATCTTAGGATACTAGCCCTGGGCTCTGGTATGAGTAAAAAAGTTCCTGACTATTTTACTCTACCAGTATGCTACGAACATCATGCAGAATGTCATAACGGTACAATAGATAAGGAGACGCAAATGAGATGGTGCTTACAAACTATAGATAGGGCGTTCAAGTGTGGTATAATAGAAGGTAAGTTTTAATGAGTATCATAACCAAGAATAAACAATTTAAGATAGATAATCTAGAATCTAAAAGTGATTGCTGTAAATATATAGATTCTTTAGACTTGACAAGTGGTAAGGTAGAGGTTATAGTTAGACCTTACAGCAACAAGAATCAAAGGTCAATAGATCAGAACAATAGATACTGGCATATGATAAGGCAATCATCTAATGAATCTGGATACACTGTTAATGAGCTACATACCATAATGATTATGGAAGTTTTAGGTATGCAGGAAGTTACTAGCCTTAAAGGAGAGACGCGAGAAGTACCAATACAAACATCTAGTTTAACTGTATCACAATTCGGAGAGTATATGGACCAGGTTGAATCAGTTTTAATAAACGCTGGTATATACTACCCTCAACCGGAGATGTAATATGTCTGACTATAAAATGAACTACCTTCCAGATGAAAGTGATGAACAGCAACAAAGGGATAACGAAGAAAGAGAACAGTACGAACAAGAGTATGAACAATGGTTGGATAACCTAGAGAAGAAGTCTAAACTTCAAAGAGAGGAACAAGATGACTCAAACCATAAAGGAAATTGAGCGCCAGCTTAAGAGACCTTTCCCTGTTGTTAAAATTAAATGGAGAAAGGGTGGCGGCAATAAAGAACTAGCTTATATAGATGCAAGAGATGTGATGGATAGGCTAGATTCTGTCTTTGGTATAACTGGTTGGCAAACTGGCTATGATTTTATAGGAGACAGAATGATATGTAGTCTAGTCTGTAAGATAGGAGAAGAGTGGGTTGCTAAATCAGATGGGGCTGATGATACTAAAATAGAATCGGCGAAAGGTGGAATAAGTGACTCATTAAAAAGAGCAGCAGTTTTGTGGGGAATCGGGAGATATCTCTATCATCCAAGAGCATTTGATAAAGATAAGAACCCTGCATCCTGGGCTACACCAGAAGGATTTGATGCTCTGATGGCAAGTAAAGCATCAGTAACTAAACTGCATACAACGGAGAAGATAGATGGCAGCAAAAAAGAAAGTAGTTAAAAAGAAAGTTAGAACACAAGAAGATATTAAACTTATAACTTTTCTTAATAAAGTAGCAAGAATGTGTAGGGATTGTCATGAAGTTGGCTCTCCACTAACGCATGAAGTTGTAGAGATGGAGAGCATGTTATGGCGCTTTGCTGATGATAGAGGTTATAACAGAGAGCATTTCTATGGCGACTTTGAATAGGGGAAGGTAATGCATTGGTATGATAAAGAAGGAAACCCTCAACACTTTGTACCTAGTAAGAGCGGAAAGCTTAGGGCTTCTACTCTACGGGATGCTAGAAAACATGGGTGGATGCCATCAGTTACATCTGTATTAGATATAATGGCTAAGCCAGGGCTGGATCAATGGAAAATTAACAAGGCTATTAGTGCGGCTCTATCATTAGATAGGTATGAAGCGGAAACAGATGAAGAATACAGAAAAAGAATCTTAGAACATTCTAGAAAAGAATCTAAGGAAGCCTCTGAGAGAGGGACTAGAATCCATAGCATGTTAGAGAAATCTTTTAAACAGGAAGAAAAACCTGAAGGAGAAAATGAAGCTATCTTTAACTCTGTTAAGTCACTGTTAGATATAAACTGTGGTGAACAAGAGTGGGTGTCAGAGGTAACATTCTCTGAGCCGCTTTTAGGCTATGGAGGAATGGTAGATTTAATCTCAGATGAGTGGGCTATAGATTTTAAAACAAAAGAGTTTGGAGCTGACCATAAACAGTTATCTTATGAGTCTATGGCTTACCAACTAATTGCCTATGCAGTAACAGGATTAGATAAGAGTTACAGAGATACCGGAGAAGCAAACGTTAGGAGAATGGCTAATATATTTATTAGCTCTACGAACCCAGGACTATCGGTGTTCCATGAATGGAAGAAGGAAGACTTTGAAAGATACTGGGAAGTTTTTAGTTCATCATTAACATTATGGAAAAATGTTAAACAATACTGGCCGGAGAAACACAATGAAGGGAATTAATAAAGCTATTATATTAGGGTATGTTTGGAAGGAGCCCACAATACGTGCTACTAAAAATGGCAGCAAGATAGCGCAAGTAGACATGGTAACAGAGTCAGGTTACGGGGAGTATAAAAAATCTGATTGGCATAAAGTAATCTTCTATGGCAAACAAGCCGATGTGGTGGATTCTTATGTAACTAAAGGTACTAATTTATATGTCGAAGGATCAATTGATTACAGAAAATACACTGGCAAAGATGGTATTGAAAAATATACTACAGATATAAAAGGTTTTATATTACAGATGATCAATAGTCCTGACGCTTACAAGGAGGTGGAAACTCCCCCCGAATATAAGAAAGAAGTTTCTACAGGTATGAAAGAAGCTATGTCTGATATATCTAATCAGGTAGTAGCTGATGACGTACCATTCTAAAGGCGAACTATTTGATGAGGTAATGTATAAACTCGCAAGAGAAATATACAAAACAAGACTGGAGGGCTCAGAAGAAAGTACCAAATCTTGGGAGGAAACATTTCTAAAGCACTCCGGCGTAACAATAGATGAGTATATAAAGTACGCTCAAGAAAATAACCTTAAAGAGAAATACATAAATGCTGAAAGAACATGATAGATATACAGATAAAGAGGGCACTGTTATAATAGAGATAACAGAAGATAATTTTTCTTTACCTAAAAGAGCTACTAGAATGGCAGTAGGGTATGATCTCTTTGCTACATCAGATAACGTCATAAGGCCATTAGATAGAAAGCTAATAGGTACTGGAATCAAACTACATATGCCAGAAGGAATTGAAGGACAGATAAGGTCGAGGAGTGGGCTAGCACATAAGTATGGAGTGTTTGTTTTAAATTCACCAGGAACAATAGACCCAGATTATAGAGGAGAGGTAAAGGTATTACTATGCAACATGGGTCACATGCCTTTCGACATATCAGAAGGAGATAGAATAGCTCAACTTGTATTTAGCAAATACGAAACACCATCATTTAACCACACATCAATCTCTCATTATGAAAGAGGTGAAAAGGGATTTGGTAGCACAGGTATCAGCAAGGAAGATATTAATGAATGAATTTAATACAGAGCTAGGAGCAACAACATTTAGAAATAAGTATGCATCTAATACTTTTGAGACATGGAGGGATAGAGCGCATACTATTGTAGACGATGTCTGCGGAACACGCAACGGCAAAGACATGCCGGTTATGTCCAAACAAGATAGAGATTATCTAATAAAGATTATAACAGAATTAAAATTTCTCCCTGGTGGGCGTTATATATACTACGCAGGTAGGGATGCAAGCTTCTGGAATAATTGCTACCTACTAAGATTAATGGAGGACTCAAGAGAGGAATGGTCAGCCGTAACACAAAGAGCAATGTCATGCTTGATGACAGGAGGTGGTATTGGTATAGATGTAAGTATTGCTCGCCCAAGTGGGAGACCACTACGAAGGACAGGTGGCGTAGCTTCAGGTCCGCTTCCGCTCCTAAATGTTATAAACGAAGTGGGTCGCAATGTTATGCAAGGGGGGTCGAGGCGGTCAGCTATGTACGGTTCCTTAAACTGGCAACATGAAGATGCTCAAGATTTCCTAAAGATTAAAAACTGGCACGATTCTAAAGTACCTGGAACAGGACTATCATTAGCAGAGGTCAAGCGTAATAATTTTAATTACCCAGCCCCTCTTGATATGATGAACATCTCTTTAAATTACGACGATGAATTCCTTAAAGAAGTAAGTAATGGTAGAATGCCTGACATATTTATAGAAAACTGTAAGCAGGCAATGATGACGGGAGAGCCAGGGTTTAGCTTTAACTTTGGAGACAAGCAAAATGAAACCCTGCGTAACGCCTGCACAGAAATAACATCAAGCGATGATTCTGACGTGTGTAATTTAGGAAGTATCAACATGGGTCGAATAGAAAACATAGAAGAATTTAAGGATGTTGTTAACGTGGCTTCTAAATTTCTAGTATGCGGGACTATAAGGGCACACCTACCTTATACAAAGGTAGAAGAAGTTAGGCAAAAGAATAGACGCCTGGGTCTAGGCTTAATGGGAATGCATGAATGGTTACTTAAGTCTGGATATAAATATGAGATGAATGATGAGCTAAAGAAATGGCTTAAGATATACAGAGATGAATCCGAGAAGGCTGCTAACGAGCACTGTGATAGGTTCTTCTTAAGCAGACCTAAAGGATACAGGGCTATAGCCCCGACAGGTAGCATCAGCATCCTCGCTGGCACCACCTCTGGAGTGGAACCAATCTATGCTGTGGCTTATAAAAGAAGATACTTACAGGAAGGAACCAAATGGAAGCATCAGTTTGTAGTAGATGGGGCTGCCCAGAATCTTATAGACCAGGGAATTAAACATACGGATATAGAATCAGCTATAGATTTAGCGGCTGATCCGGAAAGAAGGATAAAGTTTCAATATGAATTACAGAAGTATGTAGACCACGCTATTAGTTCTACCCTTAATCTCCCTACTTATGGCACCGAACTAAACAACGAAGGAACGTTGGAAAAATTCTCGAAGATAGTATCTAAATATGCGCATGGTCTTAGGGGCCTCACACTCTACCCCGAAGGTAGTAGAGGAGGGCAACCAATAACCGCCTGTGATTATGAAGAGGCTCACTCAAAGAGAGGCGTTATCTATGAAGATAACAGCGATGAGCAATGTATGACAGGGATTTGTGGGGTATGATTCATGAAAAAGAAAGAACCAAAAGACTTACTGATAATACCAGATTGTCATGCTGCGCCTGAGTATGATAACAAAAGATTCTCAGCGCTTGGCAACTTTATAATAGAACAACAACCAGGAATAATAGTTTGCTTAGGAGACTTTGGGGATATGCCTAGCCTATCATCTTATGATAAAGGCACCAAAGGATTTGAAGGCAGGCGATATAAGAAAGATATACTATCGGTTATAGATGCACAAGAAAAACTCTTTGCGCCTATAAAGAAATTTAATGATGTGAAAAGAAAAAGAAAGGAGAAGCAATATAAACCAAAACTACACATGTGTCTTGGTAATCATGAAGATAGGATAGAGAGAGCTGTCAACTCGGCACCGGAATTGGAAGGAGCAATAGGATTAAGCGACTTACAATATGAAAAGTTTGGATGGAAAGTAACACCTTTTAAGAGCTGTTTATCTGTAGATAATATCATGTTCTCTCATTACTTTACATCTGGTGTAGCAGGCAGACCAATAAGTTCAACCCATGTAGGGTTTCACTTGGTATCTAAACTGCACTGCTCAGCGGTGCAAGGACATTCGCACTTGTATAATCACGCAGAACAAACTAGACCAGACGGGCAGAAAATCTTCGGATTATCTGCAGGGTGCTATTCACATCCACACTATTCTGAAAGTTGGTGTAGAGATACAGAGTATAACTGGTGGAGGGGAGTGGTTTCATTAAAGGGGTTAGATGGAGAAGGCTACTACGATGAGATTAGTTCTATAACCCAACGTAAACTAACTAGGAGTTATCTATGAGCGAACTAAAGAGATGTCCATTTTGTAATGGTGTTGCTAATGCAGGGTTATTCCTGGTCGGTTGCCCGAAATGCAAGATGACATTTCCATTTGACCCACAAAAGAAAGGAGCTATGAATGAAGCAATAGATAAGTGGAATAACAGAAAGACGGATGATTAGAACAGCACTAGAGTTAGTTCTCTGGTATGCTTGTTATATTTTCATTTCTGGTTTTATTGTCTACTTGTTTTTTGGATGAGATACTTGTCGCCCCCGAAAGGGGGCGTATTTTTTTAACACACCCACGAGGAAATGCATGGGTAGCAAACCAATCACCACTCTCATCTTTCGTACACGCAACCTTGATAGTATCCTTATCTTTATATATAAGATATCCATAAGTATAGAAAGTTGGAGGAATAACCTCCTCAAGTTTTTCCCACCCACACGTTGCAAATATATCACGCCACTCTACCTCTACTAATAAAGGCTTCTTTACTTTCACTAGAATAACCTTTTAAATCTCTTGAGACTTTCAGCCCACTTCCTATGTTCTTGTATGATTTTAAGTATATGTTCTCTGTACTCATTAGCAAGTCTTTCTCTCTTTTCTCTGCTCAGGCTTGGATCACTCAACATCCGCTCAGCCCTCTGCTCTATTTTTCTAATCTCTCTTTCCTTAAAATACAAAGCAGTATCTACATCCTGTGGCCCCATCTTTTGAAGGCTAACACCGAACCATGCAAGAGTGGCGTCCTTCATTGTGTACCTTGGCAGCCCATCCCTATCTACATTCCCATCAATAATATCAGCAGCCATCATGGTTTTAATTAACGGTCCGCCTCCTGTGCTAATATCTCCCGCCTTATTGCGAGGCATAATCATTGGTGGAATCATATAACTAGCTACAAACATCATCATATCTTGATACCTTTGATGCACTGGATCAAACTCATTATATATAGGCTGTCTAGTAAAGGGGTCCTTATTAAGTTTAAGGGCAATAGGTATTTCAGCAGGCCCTGTAAACATCCCTATGCTCTTATAGATAGCATCACCAAATTCAGCCTTTGCTACATTCTTAGCGAGGGCTGTATGAGCGCCCCAAGGTAAGAAGAAACTTACATCCCACGCCTTCCATCTGTTGTTCTCATCCTTATACGGAAAGACCATAGTGCTAAACTCTTTCTCCATATAGTCAGGTAAGAAATCCATCAAAGCGTCCCAATCATCCTCATCCAGGTCATCATTCTGAGACAAGAACATTTCCATTAGCAGGTAAGGTAACGCAGCATATTTAAGGGAAGCGAATGGATGGTTCTTTATATTTCTAGCCATCTGAGCCATCACCTTTGCATTAAAGGTAATAAACGGAGAGCCTAATGGTAGGGTCCTTAGCATCCTAATGCCCTGTGAAACATTACCATAGTCTAGAAGCGCTTCATTAGCTAGCTTAGCTGCCTCGGCTTCTTTCTTGCCATGATTCTCCATGAGGTCTATCATCTTAGCAACCTTAAACAATACCTCTGTCTTCTGGTATGCCCTGCCCCCAACATCCCCATAGTCATTAAAGAATATCCTAGCTCTAGCCCACATACCCTCGAAGCTATCTCCTTTAGCCTTTACTGTAGCTAACTCCCTATCAATCTGACCCAGTTCTGTAGCTGCAAACGTAGTTGTTTCAAGACCATACTTTCTAGCAAGCTGCATGTATTTGCCATTGGTAGATACATCATGCATAGCTTTACTTACCGCACCTGGAATTCTTAAGAAGTTTGTTCCAGATACGTTCATTAGTATAGTGTTAGATATCATATTCCTAACCTGAGTTGGAATATTCATTGGGACTTTAGTGTACTTAAAGGTAGCTTGCGCTCGACCACTCCACTTTAGGAGCGCACCCCATGAGGGATTACCTGTTATACCAAGACCATTTATATCATTCCATATATCCTTATGCACCCACAGCTCACGCATAGCGCCGTACCTAGGAGAGTCAGGAACCTTCCTGTAGTTATCCATGTTAAGCCCACGCATATCTACACTAACCTGATCAGCTGCTGCATTCATTTCTGAAGAAAGTTCTAGCATTTCAGCTGCCCTTGCGGGGTCAATCCTCTTGCCAGCATTAGCTCTGGTAGATATATCCGACGCCAGATTCTTAAAATAAGCGGCTGTCCCTATCATATTTCTGAAGGTCATTATCTGACCAGGCAATACCCATTTGTTATTACCAGGATCACTGGCTATATAGCTAAGGTATTCTATGATAGCTAAGTCACTACCTGCCATAGTAAGATACCTGCCAGCCAAGAATGCTGGATCATCTATACGACCAGATATAACATCATTCAGAAATTTCTCATGATCTTTTCTATGTTTAGTATACGTAAGACTTGACGCTCTAAGACCACCAATACCTATCCTATCACGCCCACCCATTACGTGTTCCATATAAACACGGGGTAAATACTGGTTCTTCCATTCAGCATATTGAGCATCAGTAATAAGACCCGCAGCAACTAGCCTCTCCCCCATGCTAGCTATCTCTTTCTTTGTCTCTATTACCTTTTCCTTTATACTGACAGATGGAGCTGTAGGGCCAGCCCTGGTTCCTCTTACTACGGTTTTATGTTCAGCAAACTTAACCTTTCTAGTTGGGAGTTTAGACGGGTCAGCATTCCTGGTAGTAAAGTATTTATATATGGCTTTCTTTTCTGTGGGTGTAGCCTCGTTAAGAACATCAAAAACTATCCTACCTGTGTTAGCCCATTCTCCTACCTTTCCCTTGGTAAGCATACGTTTAGCCTCTAAAAGAGAATACCCTTCTACAGCCATCAAAGGTTCAATCCTTCTCTGCATCCACTTAAGCGCTGAGTTTGCACGAGCAGTTCCGATCCTAGACTTAACAACCTCTCTAGCTGTCTCTCTTTCTAACCTTCTAGACTCAGTTATAGCAGAGGAATTAGGTTGACTTATAACTTTCTTAGTAGAGAATATACCAGTACCAGAATCAAATGATAGATCATCAACAGATTTATATTGGTTATCATCCAGAAGAATCCAGCTTTTACTACCAACATCTTCTGCATCATTGGTATATTCTATTGAATCGTAACCCTCTTCTTTTAAGAGCGCTCTTAATTCCCTAGAAAATTTTGCGTCCAAGCTAAACATTCCAGCTATATCACTCTCATCATGTAAATACTTCCTAGTTGTAGCATTGCTTCTAGCAAGTTTAGATATCTTCTCCCATACAACCTCTTGTGCCTCTGGGGAATTGTATGCTGCATCCCCCCTTAGAACTCTATTAGCATGAGTAAACCAAGCAGTTGGGCTACTAAAGTTTCCTAGGTCTCCAGTTATAAAAGGATTCTGTACATTTATATATCCACGCCTTATATTAGCCCCCTTCTCAAACCATGTGTAACCAACCTCTTTCTGCATACCTAATGAATCAAATAAACCCTGAGCATCAGCTAAATTATCTGATGTTCTTAGTCGAAGCTTAGGGTCCCAACTAATAGCTATCTTGTCTAGGTCACGATTAGAAATCCTAGACTCCCACCCAGGTTTCCACGCTTCCACCTCATCAGCTAACTCAGCCAAGGCTTCACTCTCTTGGATTGGCTTATCTCTAAAGTGTTCTGATGCAGATATATTAACAGCAGCAATAGAGGTCCCTACATGTAATCCAAGTTGGGTCTTCTCTATTAGAGGAGCGCTCCAATCGCTAGGAGTTCCATGATACACAGGTTCTTTTATTATAGAACCATCTAGAAACTCCTTCCTTTTCCTATCCCTAAACCTAGACATATTCTTGGAATCACCATGCCTTTCTAAGGCTAGTATACCAGAGTGCCAAGTAGAATAACCAATAAGATTTACAATATCATCAAGAGTTACATTTGAAACATTCATATCAGTTCCAAATACCTTATTGAAAAATGTTTTAAATGCATTCTTTATCTTATCTAGTAATCCTTTTCTAGAAGGAGAGTCTAAGGCTGGTTGCTTGATCTCTACTACATGAGCAAGAACCTCTTCCCAGAACTCACGCCTAACGTGGAAATTAATATGCTTGGCTGCTGGGTCAAACGGTCTGCCAGTATCAGCTTTCTTATACCCATAGTTACGCATTACCCTAGCAACAGCTGTATTAACTATGTCGTCCCCATTCTGCCCTAACTTATAAAGCTCATCTAGAACTGAGTTCCATTCGCTACCGCTGAATACATCTCTACCAAAGTGTACCCCTACCTCATGGAATAACAACCCCCTTACATCTTTGGCAGTCATGTCAGAAGATATTTTATCTCGTATAAAATAGATAGTTCCATTGCCTCTAGAAACAAAAGCCTGTGCAGTATCAGACGCACCCATATCCTTTGCTTTGTTTCTGTCTATGAAGTTTATAAACCCTATCTCTTCTAGTCGTCTTGCTCCCTTATCCCCAAAGATACTTCTAACCTGAGACCTAACTAACTTCTCTGCCTGCCCAGGAGAATGGAATGTTGTTGCCTTGTTAAGACGCCTGCTCTCTACAACATCATCGTTCTCTTTCGTTTCAGTCAGATCATTTTTTGTGTATGCATCCTCCATAGGAGAGACGTACCACTCCATTATGGAAGCGGCAATATCTTCTTTCTTTCCTTTGGGGTTATAGTTAAAGTCGGGATTTAAAGCTTTAATATTAGCTGCTAGACTTTTAACTTCATCGACTGAATAGCCGTTTTGTGATGGTGGGGTGGTTAACTTACTGTGCAGGTCAGCTGGATTCTCATTAGCTAGAATAGAATCAACGCTTACCTTATCTGTAGACTTCCCTTTTTTTCTATCGGCTCTCTCTTTTGCATACTGACGGTCTAGAGCAGACTGTTCTTCAGCAATACTGTATCCAAACAACCTATCAAACTCTGCCTCAGACAGTTCTTTTTCTGTCTCTTTATTGTATTCGTTACGATACCCCTCAAATAATATATTTCCTTCATCGTCTAATACATCTAACGATTCATCACGAATTTCAGTTACTCCGGCTTCATCAAGAGCGGAATACCACGCCTGTTTGGCTTGCTCGTTTAAGGAGATGGCTGCACTTTTCGCAGTTGTTGTAGAAGCGTTGTATGGCTCTACACTAACTATATCATTAGGAGATATACTTTCTTTTCTAATTAACCACTTCTTATCTTCTCGGGTCTTCCCCCTATTGGGGTCAAGATACAACTGGCTTCCATCATTGGTTACTTTTATTATAGATACAGCCCCAATCTCATCAGCCTTCCAGCTAGCTCCAGACTTACCTATACCAGAATTAAGAAACTTGGCAAACGATCTTGCATCTTGTATGTTGTCAGCCACATGAATAGAATCAGCAACACCTGGAGCGTATTCTAGTCCACCTCTATCTCTAGAAGATTTTATCCCTTCTTTTTTAATCTTAGCTACAAATGCTGTTGGGGTTACGTGATATAAAAACTCAGCAGGATTATTATAAGCTACTTCTTCATCTACTTTTTTTTTAGTATCTAGAAAGTCTCTGATAGGACCAGTGTCCTTACCTTTGTCATCTAGAAAATCTACCCATCTTTGGAGGCTCTCGTCAAAGTCAGCCTGGGTTGCACCTGGTACTACAGTAGATTTATAGTTCCTTCCATCATTAGTGTTGAGGTCTTTTATCTTCTTGCGCCACCTTACTATATCATCCTTCTGTTCATCGGTAAGTCTTTTCCTAGCTGTCTCCCCACTTAGAAGTTTGTCTACCCTACGCTGATAAGACTGCTGCATTTTTAATGCTTCTTGGTCATTGATAACGCCCATGCTAACTATCTTGGGGTCAAGGCCAGCGCGAGTAGAAATTTCATTACCTAAAAATACGTGGAAGATTTCTGGGTTAGCATATATAGATGAGCTGATAGCCTGCGCTTCTTCTTTTGTCGAAACCATGAATGGAGTAAACGTGTTGAACCTTGCAATGCTTACTTCGCTCTTTCTAAAGCTAGTACTTTTCTGAGCATCCGGACTTGTAAGATCGCGCTCTTCATAAGATACCGTAATAGAATTTCCACCAAGATCAGTGGCCTCTTCTATTACTTCTCTTTCTAGTTCACTGTCTATTTTTACATTAGGATTTTTAATCTTTTTCTTTTCATTAAGAGTTGGGAGAGGCATTCCAGCGAGCACCATCCTTGGAGGTCTTATCACAACACCAGCCCTATCTGGCTGACTGGCAATCCCTCTTTCTGTGGCTGCTGCAACTCTAGCTGCAACTCGTTCACCGCCCTCTTGCTCTTTTAATCTTTGCTTCTGTATAGCTAGTAGGGCCTTCTCAACATCTGCATCAGTTACCCTGTTAGCAACATAACGCGCCCTATCTCTCTTGGCATACCTCTTATAAGGCTCTCCTCTAACCATCACAATGTGAGGCTTCTCTTTATCTAGAGTTGGATCGTAGTCTATTCTAACCGGAACACCAGCTGAGTTATCAGTATCCTCAGCCCACTTTTGTTTTTTAGGTTCAGTCTCTACAGTAGTAGTCTTGGTTTTAGCTACTGCTGCAGGCTCCCTTCCTCGAATTTTTTTCTGTTCTTGAGGGGTTCCATGAGTCTTTAATAAGCTAATCTTAGCAGCAGGTAAAGTAGTAAAAGGTACTGGATTGCTTATCTTGTCATACGTGGTGTGGTACTCACCCACCTCGTCCATAGTTATTTTAGCAGGGGCACCTGCAATTCTTGCAGTCCACGATTTACCATCCCTACTCCTTCTGAACTGCCTGAAGGTAGACTGACCCTTTTTATCAGACTTCTTTTTCTTTCGTGCGTCTGGTTGAGCAACAACTCCCGCCTTAACAGCATCGCCAGCCTTTCCTTTAGGCTTGGCATCCTGAGTTGCAGCCACTCTTTTTGCCTCGTCTTTCACTGCAGCAGTAGTTCCTGGAGGAACTGAACCGCGCTTCTCACCAGCCTCAACCATTGCCTGATTATCTTCTTGCGTAGCTTCGTCTACAAAAGCAGATTCCGCAGCATCTCTATCAGTGTTCATTGCCTCAGCTAAAGCATCTATAGCTTGATCAGGCTCCAGCTTGCCATCCTTTACAGAGTCTATAGCATCTCTTGGGCTGCTAATTACAGGTGGCGCAGCATCTGCTAGAACTGATGGGTCTTGAAATGCTTCTCCTTGTGGAGCTTCGTCTGCTAGTACAGATGGATCAGCCCCATATTCTGTACCTTCGGTAACGGGAGCAGTAGGCTTGTCATCAGGTTTCTTTTCAGTAGCAGGGGCAGCTTTAGGTGCGGTAGCAGCCTTAGCTTTTTCGGCTGTAGCTGCTGCAACTCTAGCGCTATCTATCTCGTTAATACCCTTCCTAACTGTATCTAAATACTCTGCCTTCGCTTCTGATGCTCCTATCCTATCAGCATCTCCTATCTTATTACCTCTAACACGCATCTGAGCCTTCATCTCAGAGATGGTTAGCGGCCTTGTTTCAAACTCAGCTATAGTTTCAGAAGCAGAGGCTTGGGCTTCTGCAACAGTCTTATTAGTTTCTCTCTTCTCAAACTCAGCCTGCTCTTTAGCATCCTCAGCTTTTCTTTTTCTTTCTGCTTCCGCTACTGCTCTCTCTTCTGCCCTTGCATCAGCAGCTGCTTTTCTCTCGTCGTTTATTCTTGTACGTTGTTCTTGTTCTCTGCGCTGAGCAGCCTCTTCCCTCCTCTCAGCCGCCTGTTGAGCAACCTCTTCCCTCTTAATTCTTTCTGCTTCTAGCCTATCCTGTCTAGCTTTGTTTAACCTCAGACTTAAAGCGCTTTTTCTAGCCTCTTGTTGCCTGCTCCTTGCATCAGCAAGAGCTATGTCCTGATTAGTTGTTGAAGAGCCAGGTGGTATAACATCTATTAGGGGCTTGTCTTGCACAGCAACATCACCCCATGCAGCATCACCAAGGGCTGCTTCTTCATCAGCTATTCTCTGAGCCTCTGCTTGTGCAGCAGCAGCAGCAGCATCTTCAGCATCCGCTTGTGCTTTAGCCCGTGCCTCTGCTTGTGCGACTCCTTGCTGTTCAAGATTTTTTCTTGTCGCTTCGCTTAGGGCTAAGTCTTCCTCTTCATCCAATCTTTGATCGAGAGTCTGTTTGGGAGAAGGCTCTTGTCTAGCAACATCAGACCATGCTATCTGGTCTGGCGTTTTTTGCATAGCAAGAAGTCTGTCTCTCTCAGCCTTCTGTTCTGCTAATCTTTTCTTTAGCTGCGTAACTATTCTTCTTTTGTTAAACGCGCTAGTCTCTTCAATAGGCTGAGCTAGCTGAGCTTCAGTCTCAGCAATAGCAGCTTCTTTTTGTGCTATTTGTTCGTCTAACTGTGTGAAAAGCTCAGGCCCAGTTGGGGTATATGGCTGCTGTGCAGGCTCTTCTGGTTCAGGGGTAATTGGTGTGGTAGGAACTTGTTCATCAGTTGGTGGGGTTATAGGAGGAGCAGCTTCTGGGGTTGCTGCGGGAGCAGCAGACGCTGTCTCTTCCAGCTGGGTTGCAATCTCAATCTTTCTTGCTTCTAATGAGGCTATTTCTTCTTTAAGCCGTATAGCTTTTCTATTGGGGGCGCGTCCCCTAGGTTTTGCTACCTCAGTCTCAAGCTCTGCTTTGGCTTCTGTTAACCTCTGTTCTACAGTTCCAAGTTCTTCTTGCAAAGCTTCTGGAGTCGGGGCAGCCTCTTCTTCAATAGGCGGTACTATTTTTTCTATATCAGCAACAGTATAAGAAGTGCTTACTTTTTTCCTTTTTTTGTCTGCTTCTTTTTCTAAATCTTTTATTTTATTTTCAAGAGATACCTTTCTTGCTAATACTTTTCTCCCTCCTCCAGCTTCTGCTTGAGCTTCAAGATTTTTTATTTCTAATTTAATTGGTTCAATACTAGAATTTAAATCTGAACTTATCTGTTCTTGAGCTGCCTCTCTAGCAATAATAACTTCCTTAGCATTCCCCTTTCCAACAAAAGCGGTTGCGCCTCTTGCGGTTGCACCTAAAGCACCGCCAGCTGCAGCTGCATCCCATATACGATTCCATTGATCCGGTGTAACTTCAAATATATTTTCTTTATCGGCCTGTATATTTACACCTATAATTATATTCCATTCTTGAAGACCTTCAGTAAATGCTTCTACCGTAAGTCCTCTTGCTCCCTCACGTAGAAATCTTGAGAGATGATTCAATCCTCCATTTCTAGAAAGCTCTTGCAAAGCTTTTTCTTTAAATTCAGCAACTCCTCCTTTAAAAAATTTCTTTGCAACCTTAAAAGGAGTTATAACATCTAAAGCCCCATTAATTCCAGCAACAGCAAGTACAACAGCTGGGTTTATATTTTCTTTTCCAAGCTCTTCTCTTGATTCCCCATATGACTCACCTAAGGCAAATGTTGAACTTGCGCCCAGAGCAAAAAGAGCTGGAAGAAGAGTGCCACCGCTACCAACTGAAGCAGCTAGTGTGCCTGCCGCTATTGTTAAGGTTGGAAGGCCGTCAACAATAAGAGTATCAGCAAGCCATTTTCCAAAGTTATCTCCAAATACTACCTCTCCTTTAGACATAGACTCTCTTTGGTAACCGCTTACTTCCTTATAATTTTCTTGAGCAAGAGCATATGACCAATCAGAAACCTTTTCAGCACCAAGAAAGTCGCTAACGCCAGCTGCCACATTCCATAACAATCCTTGGAAAGCATCTACTGCTGCGCTACCACGCCCATAATCAGTCTTTTCAGGAGCTGGAAGTTTAGCTTCATCTTCTCGAACAACATTACCCCATACGGCAGTAAGCTCCGCCGCAGTTGGCAGGCTCTCTTGCATTTCAGAAAGCTGTTCAGTAGTGAAAGGTTCAGTTGTCAATGCCATCTAGTATTCTCTATTGAAGTGGTTGTGTAATAACTTCTTGTAATTCTGACCCAGGAAGTTGTGTTATATTTCCTAGTTGATCTGAAGGTTCTCCTTTCTGTGATGTCCTTAGTGGTGGTAACCCTCTCCATATATTAGCTAGCCTTGCATGAAACTGATCTATAGTAATACGCCCATTAAGGTAAGCATCTATACCAGCATCTTCTATTCCAAGCTCCATAAACTTATTCTGGGTTGCCTTATTAAATGGCATAGCATCCAATTCTTTTTTGTTGTACCCAAGATATTTTTTAGCATTGTCGATTAAGAACCTTCTCTTGAATTGCCCTATACCAACAGCTTTATCCCCATACTTTTTATGAACCTCACCAATAGTCATCGAGGTAAGATTAGGATCACCTTTGGTTGATCCAGCAACAGCATTGTACCCATGAGCTGCAGACTCTGCCTTATGAATAATAGATTTAATGCCCTTCATAAGTCTATCCTTGCGCTCGTAAGAAGTCTTAGGTGGAGTTGTTCTATCTACTTCCCATTCTGTTAGGGCATCAACAGCGGGTCCGCCAGCCTCGCCAAGAGCGTCAATAGCCTGCGTCGATCCTATCCAATCAGAACCTAGTGTATCCCCATACTGTGTAGCCGAACTTGGAGGAGGCTCAAGATTAAGTTCGCTTCTTGGTATAGCATTCTGAGCTTCCAAGTCTACTTGTGAGATACCACCTGGATAAATAGAATCACCGCTAAGTACTCCTCTAGGTGTTCCCATAAAACCTGTGCCTGTATTAGACGCGAGTGATCTCTCATTAACATCCGCGTCACCCGAAGCTGCTATTTGTTCTCCTAAATCTTGATCAGTTACACCAGCTTGTGGCGCATCGTCTTCAGACTCTGCTGGTGGGCCTTCTGGTCCGTAGTACATAAAATCACCAACTTTCTTCCCGAACTCTTTTACTTTTGGTAGGTGCTCTTGAATAAACTCAATTGCTTTTTCCGGAGAACTTTTTATAGCTTCTATGGCAGCCTTGTTTCTTTCCATATCATTTTCAAACGCATCTTCCGAAATGCCCAATGCTACGTCAGATAGCAGTCCTTTATCCAGAGCTATCTCATATATCCTACGCAGAGCCTGTGTATTTGTTAATGACTCGCCTTGAGAGGGTCCATTATCTGCTTTGAATGATGCCCAATCATCCATTAATTCCATACCCTTTTCACCAGAGTACTTTGACCACCAATCCCAGGCATTTGACCAAAAGCCACCCTCGCCCTCGTCTGTAACTGTGGCGGCTACTTTAGCAACTTCCTCACCCTGTTTAGTAAGATCACCATCTGGAGTAAACATACCAGCCATAAGATGACTAATGTCTGATGCAGGGAATCCAGCCATCATCAATAACTGTCCACCATAACGCTGCATTTGTATTGCAATTTGCTCTTGATCCCTTTCAAGTTTTTTTACCGCAGCGTCGTCTGTAATTCTTGTGTATCCAGCTTCACCCCTCAATCTGTTATTAATATTTTTATATTGATCTAGCAACGTGTCAATGGTCTTACCAACAACCTCAAACTGTCTATCAGATTTTGCGGCTGCAGTTGCCCACTCCTGCTCCTGCAGTTTATACCCCCACATCTTTTCCGCCTTCGCTTCTTCCCACGCGGTCTTTCTTGCCCAGTTCTCACTATCCGTAACTCCGGCACCAACCGCACTAAAAAATCCTCCTAATCCTGCTCCAGTCGCACCAGATAAAAGACCCATTACACTACCTCCTCTATAACCCTATTACCAGCAACCTGCCTAGGTTGTGGATCAACCCCACCCCTAAGCATTTCTTTAGTTAGTTCCAACCAAGAGTCTCTAGTTATTTTAGTATCTTCAGAATCAATATTAGCATTAATAGCATACGTCAATGCTTCCCCCATAAAAGCTTGGGCCTCATTGTCGTCTTTAAACTTTCTTATATCCTTCTCCGCTACAACTTCTGTTAATTGATGAACCACGCCAGACTGCATGTCAAGGTACATTTCTCTAGAAATTTCCGCACCCTCTTCTTCTGCCATCAACATCTCATTGCTTAGCAAATTGCCAGCCATGTCCCCTACAGCCTCGGCTAGATTGTCTTTTGAGCCTTTAAGTTCTTCAATAATCTCATCCCAACCATCCCTATAAATGTACATATATATTTCAGATGTGATAGAGTCTGCCATTTGAGCCTCTTCTGGACTAGCTTCTGGAAAAGGGCTTTGTTCCATATCGCCATCAATAACAACCTGCTCTCCTTCTGCCTCTTGTGGAACAGACGGCGGTATTGGAAATGATCTTGCTGGCTGTTTCATGATACTTGCCTCTGTTTTGCTTGAGTTATTAACCCTTGTTGCGGCCCACCTAGAGCGCCTCCCGCTTTCTTTCTAACTTCTGGAGTTACCCATGTATCAGCAACCTGCAATCCTTGCTCCACTCCTGTCAGTCCTTCAGCTGCAGCTGCTATTGGGTTAGTGTGGCCCATAAAAGTAGAACCTATTGCTGTCTGTCTTTTTTCTGCAGCTATAGCAGCCTCTGCTTTCATTGTTTGAAGGGCAAGCTCTTCTTCCTTTAGTCGTACATCTTCATACCCAAACTGTTCTTTAAGGTCTAAAGCTCTCTCGCTTAATTCATAGTTTGCTTTAGAGCCAAAGTACCCACCAATCCCACTAATTATATTACCAAGGCTTATCCCTGTTCCTCCCTCGCCACCGAACATTCCTCCTAATAGATTACCAAAAAACCCACCTATCCCACCACCAGAAGCAGCTTTTAATGCTGATCCTCCGGTAGACATAACTCCTGTACTACCTGCATGATGTACTGGAACCATTGAAGCCTTGGCAGCAACTGTGCCACCCCCGAAAAGGTTTCCAAAAAGAGTGTTTGTTCCTAGCTTTATATTACTAGTCAGGCTTTGCCCTCCTCCAGAAAGACCGGCACCATAAGCACCCATCCCACCTAGCAAGGTTGCTCCAATAATAACAGGCCACTTTATTTTCTCTACCCACTTATTTTTTGTTGGTTCTGTAGTAACAGTTTTTTGAGCCATAATATTATTCCATTAAAACCATGTAGGTGTTACAGTTTTTAGAGCGTTCTCAGTAGCTTCAGTACTCATTCCCGCTGTTCTAGCTATCGCTCCTCTTTCCGCTAGGATAGCCCTCCAGTTGGCTGATCTTTCTGCAAGCTGACGTAATGTCTGGTTGATTTGTCCAGTAAGCTTTGTCATAAAAGCTTCATAGTAGGCAGCATTCTGAGCTGCCTTAAAAGCATTGCTAGCATTCTGATTAGCCATTCTTTGTGTCAAAAATGTTTGAGCATCCTGCTGGGCTATTGGAATTGCTACACCAAGAATAGCAGACATAACAGCTTCTTGAGCTATGGAGCTATTTGTAAGTCCTACCGAATTCATTGATTGTAATGCTTTGGTAGTAGCTGCTTTAAATAAAGGGCTATTAGTATTTATTAAGTTCTTAAGGCGCTCCTCCAAAACTTCAGATTTAGGACCTAAAATAACTATTTCTTCCAACAAGGGTTTCTCTAGTTGAGATGTATCTATAGCCTCACCTGGGCCTACATTAATACTAAAATCCTGCACTGGAGCTATTGTGGTTGCTGCTGGAGTAACTACTGTTGGGTCTGGCCCTGGTCTAGTTATTACGGGAACTTTCTCTTTAGGTTTCTTCTTTGGTTTCTTATTTGGTTTATGCGTCTTTGTAGGCTTCGGCTTCGGTTTACTTCTTATACCAAACCCAACCGGCTTATTTAAAGATTTAGCATAGGCTGCTCCAGCAGGAGTCGAATACCAATTGCTGCTTCTCTTTTTCTGGGCATCTGTAGCGCTCGTAACAAAGTTCTGAGTACCGCCTTTTGTCCTTAAAGACTTTTCTGCATTCAGCCTCTGAGTAAATTTTCTCCACTCACTCTTGCTTACACCAGCATCTGGAACATTTGAAATTCCTAACCCCTTTGCATGGGCTATAATCGCAGCTCTACTATCAGCCAATACAGGAACACCAGAGATTTCCTTTTTAGAGGGGAATCCTTTCATTGCCTCTCTTCGTTTTAATAGTTTCTTTTCAGGTTCAGATATATAGGCCAAACTAGTAGGTCCGACATTTTGCGGCAATTTAAGCATAGTCATCTCCTAACTCCTCGTGTAGAATAATCTACAACAACGCCTTGTAGTGTTATTGGCTTATCATATATAGAACTATTTTTTATAATCATACCCATGTTTGTACCTACGCCATTAATCTTAACTCTTTCGGAAGCAACAACGGTAACTCCCGTTGAGGAATTAAATAAATCATCTTCATTCCATTCATCAGAAGTAACCGATACACTATACTCTGTAGCAGATGGGCTAGACCGAGGGCTAAACGTTCCACCATAATCAAAAGTGGGATAAACACTTAACGTAGTAGATGTGTCTGCATTAAGCTCTAACCCTATCTCTCTAAATCTTTTCTTAACTTGCGGGGAGCCGTAATTATGATAAGATGTTCTTATAAAGGAATCAACCGTAAGTCCGTCAAAGCTAGTCCCAGAATCTATACGTCTAACATACCCATCATCAAACCCACCATATAAAACCTCGAACCCATTCGAATCTTCTCCAGAAGCGCAGCAAGATAATTGATGAGAAAGAGTAAAAGGCATTATCCCTACATTCTGCCTGTTCATATAAGTCATGGCTAATCCAGTTTTATCATCAAAAAATATCCTATACTGGTTTTTACCACGAACCCTAAGAGATAATATTGCATTATCTTTTTTCTTCTGTATATAAGGATCAATCTTTCCAGATGCAACTGAAGATTGGAAGTCACCATAATACTGCACGGTAAAGATAGAGGTTATACCCCTATCATCTAGAAAGAAAGTCTGATCCATTTTCTGCATAGTATATGGAATAGCTCCGGTTCCAGTATGGAATCTAGTCAAATTCCAATCTGCCGAAGAACTTCCATATAACATGTATGTATCATTCCTAGTAAAAATAGACATTACTTCTTTTACTTCTATTGAAAACCCAGATACCTCATCCCCTAATGTTATCTCTGCAGCTCCAGTAATAGGACTCCACTGTAGTGGCTTAGCTATACTTGAGTGTTGAACGGATGCTCCTGGAAATGAAAAGAATAAATGTTTTTTATGGGCTATTACGTGCTGAGGAGTATCTGTCTCCATACCAGTCTGAATTTTTATAAAGGCAGTACCATCATAAGAAAACCCATTATCTACGGTACTCACACCGTACATAGATAGAGCCGCAGAATTTCCCTTAAAGTTGTAAGTTACAAATTCGTACTTACCTCCAGGAGACAATGTCTGTGCGTACTGGGTGCCATTAGCCTTTGCTAAACCTCTAGAAGATGGTTGAGATGCTCCATTTACATCAGCTCTATTATTACCACCTACTTGTATTTTCTCACCATCAGTCCATGTTCCAGTATTCCCACTTATAGATAGGTATCCAACTGCATCGTCCCCAGCCCAACTACCGCTAGACAAAAGAACACTTTTAACTGTAGCGGTTTTACCTGACGTAACACCAGTGATAACATCATCCTCTTTTATCTCTACAGTGCCAGCATCAAACGCTAAAGTAGGAGATGATAGGTCTTCATTATCGACAAACGTGCCGGTTATTCCAGTTAAAACAACAACACCCTTTGCCCCAGTTTCCCATAGGCCTGAATAAGAAACAGCAGCTACAGTACCTGATGCTCCAGCAGCCCCAGTTACAACAGACCCAACAACAAACTCTCCATTTGTAGTGGTCCCATCAAAATTTAAAGCTGTTCCTAAATCTACTTCTGACCAACCAGTCGATGTTGATTTATACATTCCAGCTGTAGCGGCACCAGACTTATTTCTAAATGCATACACATTACCACTAAATACCCATACACCTAAAACGCTACCCTCACCGGGCACTATATTAATATTGCTTCTTTGGTCTTCTATTGCTACTTTTGCTTCAGGAAGAATAGTAGAACCGCTATATTTATCCCTTAATACTGGAGTGCCATAGGAAATAGCGGTGGCAAGAAGCCCCATTACCCAACCCTAAAGACAGATAATTGACCGTAATGCATCTGGAAATTTTCAGAATTACTTGCATGACCATTCTTAACTTGAGCAAGAACATCCGTATAATCTGTATGTCCAGTAGTATCAATTATTCCAGAAGCAGATGCCATATTATCCAGTGTAGCGGCGACTTTTTGAACTGCCGCGTCATAGCCGGGGTATGCTACCGAACCTCCGTCAGCCTGAGTTGCAATCCTAAACGTCCATATTACAGTGTCCGTTCCGGTCTGAGCAAAACTCACACCCAAGTTAACCATAAACCATCCTTTATCGTATATCCTGATTCTGTCGTTTGCAAAATCAGCATCCGATCCTACAGTTGTTGACGATACAGTTCCAGTATCATCCGGTCCATTAGCGCCAACTGAGTCAGCATTCCAATCTATTGTTGCTGTTGCTGTTGATGCTACCGCTTGACTTGCTGGTGTTCCTGCTGGTGAATATATAGTCGCAAACCCACCCATTCCAGACTCTGTAAATTGTCTGACCATTTGGGCAGTAATTGCGCCTGTCGTGTTATCAGCAAAACTGGTGCCAGTTAAAACTGCTCTGGTTTTCCTTAATGCTGTTGGTGTTGCATTACCCATTATTTATACTCCACATTAAATGCGCTTCCAAAAGCGCTGTTCTTGTTTAAAAAAGATAGTGGTTCTCCATCCTGAAGCGTTCCTGTTTTAACAATAAAATACACGTACCCTTCGGCGTTTCCATCCCTACCTGAAGCTCGAAATGCTGCTGTACTGAAAGCGGTAGAGAATGCAGTTAAAGGAAAAAACGAACCGGCAGACGAATCTCCAGTTATATCCTCCACGCTAACGCTCAATACAGAGCCTATAGCCCCACTTGTCTGGCCTTTTACCAAATCCCCCACTGACGGAATTTGCATGTCAAAAGCGGTACTAAAGGCCGCATCAAATACAGAATCTCTAGCATACCCAGTGGTAAAAGGAATTCTATATATAGTTATATCAGAAGGCAGTGTTTGACCGTCAAACCTTTCATAACCATCTAACCTTCTGTACCTTCCTCTTACATCTACTTCAAAATTATTAGCAGCAACTAACTCGCCAGGCCTCATAGATAAGGCAGGGTCGACCATATTAATCCCACCCTCGAAAGGAAAATAATTAGACTTCAAACCAGAAGGCTTGATCTCTCTTCTAGTTAGTCTGGTCATTGCGGAACTACTGTAAAATTAGATATATCCTGCGCCTTAGAAAACCTTCTATTCTTTTGCCCCGGTAACTGATCAGCCTCAAGCTTGTCTAGCAAATCCTCAAATTCCGCTAAAGCACCTGATAAAATTTCAGGGGCGTCCTCGTTCTCAGCATAATATATTTTAGCTCTAGAGGTTATTATCTTGTGGAATCTAGACGGTATCGGTGATTCACTAGAATCAGCTGACAACTCAGTTGGAGACTTCCAGTATGAAGCTGATATTGCTGTTACAGCATCGGGTGTAGGATATACATCTATGACATTATCAGGTTTAATAGAAAAAACTTCTGGGGTTGAAGAGGCAACCACGCCTAATTTATATTCTAGGCTGTAATCATCCCATACCATATACTCTAACTCTTGATAATCATCAGTTCCTTTGCTAAAAACAAAAGAGTCTAATTTCCAATTACCTAAATTAGATGGTGATGTTAGTGTAGAAACACCAACGGAAGGTGTAAGTGTCGCCTCGGTCCATAGAAAATCCCAGTTAAACCACCTACTTTGTATGTCTAAATCAGCTTGTTTTACATAACGAACTACATTATTCTCCTCTTCGGAGAGAGAAGTAGAAGTGACACTGGAAGGACCAGTTCCTGGTATGCCTATATCTCTAGCCATGTTCTTACACAAAACTAAGTAAGTACTCATATCAAATTTTTCACTATTCTATTGTAAACATCGTTAGGGTTTATCTTTGCAGCGCACATTGCTCCTCCAGTCTCACTATCCCTGTTACAGGTGTCAAATCCATAATGCATTTTATGGCATGGAAAACAAAAATTATCATAATGATCAGGCTCTAAAGAGCTGGTATTATTCCAATACTTAGAAAGATTTTCTTTTGAGGAATGGGATAACATAACTATTTTATGGCATTTCATAGTTGACGCAGCATTCAGTACTCCAGTTTCTGGTCCTATAACAATAGAGCAATGATCTAAAAACGAAAGAGTTTCTCTTATAGACCAATTTCCTGATTTTGTTATAATCCTATCCTCTTTTTCCCAACCCTGTTCAAGCAACTTACAAAGCTCATCTCCGACAGTAACAAAACAAACATCAGGCCTGTATTTTAGAACCTTATTTATTACATTATCAGTCCAAGGATATACTTTATGTACAGACGATCCAGACAAAGACCATAAAATAACATGCTTCTCCCTGATGCTTCTTCTAAAATCCCTGGCTATTTTTTTTTCACTATCTAAAGGATAGAACTTAGGACTAAAGATATGCGGAACACCCGCTATATCATGAGTTCTTTCCATATAGTTTACATTACATTCTTCATGTAAAGTATCCTTATCTAGATTGAACCTAGGGTCCCCTTTTACTGCAATCTTATCGCCATTCCTTAGTCGTGAAACCCTGTCAGGCATAACCAATAAAGAATTTTCTATTGATTCAGAAAGCTGTATTACCTTGTCAAATATATTATCAAAATGTTTCCAGTATTCAGTAAGCTCATTCTCTGGAATCATCTTTGTAGTTTGAAATAAAATCTCATCCACATATGGATTGCTACTTAGTATATCTTTCCCAACCTCTGTAACATTTACACATACCCTATACCCTTGTTCTTTAAGTAAAGGCAGTATAGAACTAGCCTGTAATGTGTCCCCAAAAGCCCCGTACCTTATAACACATACGGTCTTTTCCTCTCTTATACCCCCAAAATCTTCTGGGGTATAATCACTAACTTCCCTTCCGGGAATATTTATTGTTATCACTTTTTTTAGAAAGCCCACCCAGCTATGACGCCGCTTCCTCTAACCATTTCACCATTTACTCGACCTTCATTATTTGTTCTTCGCTGCGCTCGTCTATACTCCATATCTCTCTCATCAAATAATTGAGAACCACTGGTGTATCCTTTAAGCACAGCTTCCGTATGGCCATACCCAACATCAGGTGTTTCAACCATACCACCAATAAATGCTTCGATTGAATTCATTCTTTTAGCCATTCTAATCTCCTTTGGATTAGGGGCGGTTTCCCGCCCCGTCACCAATTTATTTTAGCACCATTCAAACTTTCCACGATCAGTGGAGATGTTTGATTTAGCTATACCCTGTGGCATCTGGTTCTTACCTACACTGTCCATACCTAGAGATTTTAAAGACTCTCCGGATATGTCCTTTTTTTCGATAAGACCGTTCTGATTAACCGTTGGGTGATTATTTGCAGTATCTTTAGCCATAATATCCTCCTAGTACCATTCGACTTCAGCGTATGCATAACCCTTTCCAGCAGCCGTGCCAGAATCAGTCGCCTGAACATAGGTAACTTCAATCTGAGTATCGGCAGG